TTCAAGAGACAGTTGATACGGATGGATCACGATTCACATGTCAATCTGCAACGACCAATATTGGTTCCCGTGAAGGAGACTGTGGCAGTGTTTATCTTATGGACAGTCTGACTAGTGCACGACGTATCTGTGGAGTTCACTTTGCAGGCTGCGCAGGTAAAGCATGTTTCATTCCTTTGGTATATGAAGACCTAGTCGACATTATCGATGAGGATGAGCAAGTTTTGCCAGATTACGTTCCATCTGAAGACACACCGGCTGCTATTGTGGAAGGAAATTGCATTTCATTGGGTGATATTCTTGATCCTCCATATCCAAATGTGAGAACAAAAATTCACGCAACTCAAGTCATAAACAGAGTTTATCCAACAGAGATGGCCCCTGCAAAACTGATGCACCCGGAAAAGGTAGACGGTCCCATGTTCAAAGGAATCCAAAAACAATTCAAGAATGTGCCAACACTTGATGCAAGTATTCTGAAAAGAAGTGTCCTATCGTATAAACAACAATTAGCGAAATCAAAATGCAATTATTCAAATATGAAAGTATTGGATTTTGATCAAGCCGTCAAAGGAACTGATTCGGAATATATCAAGGGTATAAACCGCGTAACATCTGCAGGTTATCCTTGGTGTCATGAGAAATCAAAAGGCAAAACTCTTTGGTTTGGAAGTCTTGAATGGGATCTGTATGGAAAGAAAGCACAACAAGTTCGGAAGATTGTCACTAAACAAATCGAAGCTATGAAGCAAGGTCTTGTTCAACCATACGTCTTTGTCGACACATTGAAGGATGAGACATTGCCCAAGCTGAAGGTTGAAATTGGCAAAACACGCGTTTTTGCAGCTGCTCCAATGGACTTTGTCATTGCATTTCGAATGTACTTCATTTCATTTATCGCTTTTCTCATGGAAAAACGTATTGATACAGAAAGTGCTGTGGGAATTCGATGTCAATCTTTGGAATGGGACAAACTTGCAAAACATTTGTTGAAGTATGGTGATCATCACGTGGCTGGAGATTTCAGTAATTATGATGGCACTTTGCATCCTGACATTCTTTGGAAAATCTTGGAAGTGATTGAAGATTATTATCGTCAATCTCCAACCTACAAGAATGAAGACACGGTGGTTCGCAAATGCTTGTGGGAAAGTGTTGTAAATTCTTATCACATTTGTGGAAAGAGATTATACAAACTCAATCACTCACAACCATCAGGCAATCCAGCAACTGCTATTTTGAACAGTATGTACAATTCGATTGCATGTCGTGTCACATTCTACACTGAACGACCAGGAAATGAAGAATTCAACGATTGTGTTTCAATGGTTGCTTATGGTGATGATAATCTTCTGAATATCTCATCACGAGTTTCATCTTGGTTCAATCAGGAATCAATGACTCGAGCTTTTGCAACGTTTGGCATGATCTACACGGATGAAGAAAAGACTGGAACAATGACAGGTTTCAAGCCACTCGACAAATGTTATTTCTTAAAACGTGGTTTTGCTTTCGACGCTGACAATCGCATATGGATGGCTCCCCTCAAGATTCCATCAATCCTTGAATGCTTCAATTGGGTTCATGGTACCACATGGGAAGAACAGGTGATTGAACAAAATGCGCGAGCGGCTTTTGCGGAACTGGCATTGCATGATGAGGAAACATTCGACAATTATGTCCAGAG